TTGGTTAAATAATATATCAAATTGGGTTTGGTTAAATCTAAAACTTTCATTGTATCCAACACTCATGGTATTATTCAAAAGTAAATTACAAGTTGCTGTTGGGTCTTCTTGGAATTTAGTAAGCCATTCTCTGCAAGTTTTAGTTTCACTTTGATATAATAATCCAAGACAAATAACCATAATTAAAATAAATGTAATAACTAATTCATTAACGTCAAGTCGTGGGATTAATAACTTCTTCAGGTTTGCTTTTGTTAAGCCACGCTGACGTTTCACTATTGCTCCACAATGTTCGCATTTTGTATCCTGTAAGTTCCAGTTTTCTTTAATACCCATCGTCGTTACTTCTCCGTTTAAACCATATAATCACAGCAATAACTAATATTATTCCAATGCCTACTGCAATTACTGGTCCTGTTATGTCTGTCATTATTTAAACCTCACTTCTAATTCCCCATTCTTAGGAATATCACTAAATATAAATTGTGCTTTCCATAAATATATATTCTTTTTCTTGTTTTTAATTCTTATTATCTTCTTTCCCCTTATCTTTTTAATTGCAAATACTCCCTTTGAGAATGGATGCTCAGTTGTTTCAACTCTCAAAAGATACTTTGAGAATTCTCCTTTAGCTTTATAATCTAATAAGTTATTTTTAAATAAAGGAATTTCTATAATCTTATTCGCTGGAACTTCTTTAAACTTAATAAAATATCCTCTTCCAATTAAATATTTCTGTTCATTTGATTGGAGCTTATCTAACTTTAGTTTCCTGCCTATTTTAATTCCAAGTTTTGAATTAGGAAAACCTAATGTCATATATCCAACACCAACAATACTCAAACTATAAACAAGTATTACTCCCAATATCGTTAAGAATAAATAAAGCCAGGGATTCATACCTGCATAATCTAAATGCCTTAAAAAATAATGTCCACCTAAACTATTAATATAAGTTGTTTTAAGAAATTTATTATTATCAAATAAACTTATTCTTTCAGAATTAAATTCATAAGTTTCTTTAATGCTATTTTCGAAATCCCAATAGTTTGGGCATTCAATAGTAAAATTCATAACCTTTGTTTGATTATATCCATAAGTAACATTACAATTTGTAGGTGCATTAGTTGTTGGAGCTAAATAAACAAATAGCAAGAGGGCTAAATAAATAATCAAAACTATTAACAATAAAATGCCTAAAGCAACAATTGCGCTTTGAACTCTGGGCGTTCTATCAGGATATCTCCATTTAACACTTGGCTTTCCTTTTGCATAATCAATTATGCAACCAGCATTTGTTGGTATTCTTCCATAACTCTTCACCATTTTATTTGTTGTTACTGCACAATTGCGATTGGGTCTCCAAAAATTTTTCCGCATTTCATAACTTCTTCTATCAATTTGCCTTCTTTTTTGCTAAAAGTTATTTTGCCTGCTATCTTATTTTTTCTTCTAAGATATGCTATTGCATCTTTTTTGTTCATTTATTTTACCTCCTATATAATTTATGTTTGTGTTTGTTTGATGACGACTATAATGAGGGCAAACGCCCTCAAATTGATTTAATCCATTGGGATAACAGTCCTCAAATTGATTTAAGCAACGATTGTATAATCGTTTTTCTTTCCATCGTTCTTTACTGCAACAGTAAACTCAACGCCTGTTAATTTGCTATTGTGTTCAACAGCAAGTTTAACAATCTGTCCATGAGTTGATGCAAGTGTTGCACCTTTTCCAAAAGTCCAGAGAACTTCATTTCCACTTACAAGTATTTTCAACTTGAATTGTGGATTGATTTCATCTGGCTTTCCTTCATGCTTCTTTATATAAGGTTCAGTTTCTTCAAGTTCTGATAATGCTTTCACCTTATACTGCCCTACTTTAGGTTTCCAATAATTTCCACCTTCTTGTAGTCTTTTAAATTCAGTTTGGTAGTCCATTTAACTTTTTACCTCCATTATTATAAATATTAATCATACTGCACTTCCTTAACTGGTTTAACTAATAAGGATGTATCAGCGCCACTTATCCAGTCATATATACTTTTAACCATAGGTAATACCCAAGGATTAATAAACTTTGTCCATAAAAATCCTAATGTGATTATGATTAATAGTGCAGGTATTCCCCAGTTTAGCAGTTCGTCAAGATTTGCGATGTTCTTCCTCCAATCTTTCATTTAATTCAATAACAATTATTCCAATAAGAAATATTATCGAAGCAAATAATCCTATAATTAAACCACCAATTATTAAAAACATAAATAAAAATCCGATTATGCATATTAACTTTAAAATATTTTCACTCATGTTTCCTCCTGATTTTCTCTTTCCATTTGTTCTTTCTTTATTCTCATTTCTTCCTCGAGTAATATTTGCTTTGCCATCTTAACTCTTTCTTTTTTATAATATAATAAACATACTCTTGCCTTTTCAGTTACTGCCATTCTTGTAAACTCGGATAAGGTTAATCCTAATCTATTGCAGGCCCTCTTAACCAATTGAGTTTCATTTGACTCCTGTGTTGAATTAGTTACTTTCACATCTTCTTCTCCAAACAACCTAACGTGAAAGCCAGGCTTCTCAATGTATCCTTGTCTTACCATATACCCTCCTTAAATGATATACTGCACAACCAAATCCTAATCCCATTATTCATTCTTTATCCTCCTTAATTAATTTACATCCAAACTTTTTACAATCTTTTATCACAATTTCCCTTAATTCTTTATCATCCTTTGCATTTTCATATTCTTTTAATTCTTCTTTCGGCACATCAAACAAGTCTATCATATATGTTGGGATTCGATTCCTACTTGTTTTTATCTTTAAAATGATTTCATTAAGGACTTTATCGTCGTGTGGAAGATATTGTAATGGGCCTCCAAAAGCTTTATTCTGGATGGCATCCCAATACTTTATAATTCTATCTTCAATCGTAATTATGAAAAACGATTTCTCCTTTTGAAATAAAAGTTTTATCATTTTAATTTAATCCATCCAATAATTTAAATGCCACGTAAAATATAAAACCCATTGCAATAAATGAAACCCAATTACAACTATAACTTACACAACTTTCTATTGCCTTTGGTGTTAAATAAATTACTTCATTCATATTCCCAATCCTACTTCTTATAATAATCTCCAATGAACTTTACTATTAACAAAAATTGATATATTGCTAAACCGATAGCGAGCATACTTATAATTATTGGAGAGTAGTAAATCGCAATTATTGCTAACAATAATGTTGGAAATAAAAGGATGAAAGCTGTTGAAGTAGTTCTTCTCTCACTTTCATTTAATCCTTTGCCTACACTTTGTGGGATAGTTATTTCTTTTGACATTTGTTGCCTCCTTTCAATTATTATTTAATAAATATTAGTTTGGTTTGGATTGTTCTGGTTTGTTGTGTTCTAAACTATAATGTTTTACAATTTTGAATTGTAGTGTATTGGCTTGAGCTAAATTGTGGTGATTTGAGCTCTATGTTTTGCTATGTTTTGCTCTATGATGTTTCTGCTGAGTATGGGTTTTCAAATTATATTCAACTTGACTTTCTGATGTCCCTTTAATCTCTCTCTTACAAATAGGGCATCTCTTTTTATATTCTAATCTTTCAATTATTTTCTTTTTTGATTTCATTTTTTATCCCTTAAAAACCATTTTAATGTAGTATAAATTATAGTTGAAAAGACTAATCCAAGAACAATATGTTTAATTTGAATTTTACCATCAAAACCCAACTGACTAATAATGGAAGTAATTATAGTTATTATCCATAACACTAAATACATTATTATGTTTATTTTAGTTTGTTTCTTCATCCAAACATAGTTCCTCTTATTTTCTTTTTTGATTTCATTTTATGAGTCTGCACTGTTTTGCATTGTCCTGATTTGCTTTGTCTTGTTATGAATGTCTTGCTTTGTTGTGTAATGGAATGGTTTGTTATGATGTGTTGTGAACAGTGCTATTCTGTAATTCTGTGTGTTGATAACTCATAGACTATTAGACTATTTAAGCTTTTCTACTCAAATTCATATCTATTAAATGTTGAAGCGCTTCTAACATTGCCTCTTGTCTGTCGTATAATGTATTGAGCATATTCTCAACAGATACAACTCTTGGGACTGCAACTATTTGCGGTTCTTGTTTAACTTCTTGTCTTGGTTGTTCTCTTGGTTGCTGTCTAATAGGTTGTTTAGGTTTTATTTCTTCTTCCTGTTCTTCATCTTCCTCGTCACTATTTTCATCTTCTTCGTCTTCATCTCTATATTTCATAGGTTTTTTAACAGGCGCAGGTTTTCCAATAGGTTTCTTTACTGGCCTTTCGTCATCAGACTCATCTTCAATATCTTCGTAATCTTCTAAATCTTGTTTTTCTTTTGCCATTTTACTTACCTCCTTTCATTTGTGTTATTGAATATACTCTGGTTTAATTTTATTCTTTTTAATTGTTGAAGTTCCAAATTCTTTCTGCGCTTCTAATAATCCTTTCCTTTGTTCTAATAATTGTTTCAAAGCTAATATAAGGTTTCCTAAAATTCCAACTTCTCCTATGAAAGAAATTAATTTTAGATACCAGGCAAGTGGAGTAAAAAATAAGACTACAATTCCTACTCCTAAAGCTCCTAAAAAAATCCCTGCAGTAAATCCAATACTCGCTTCTATTTGTGTTTGTGGTGATAGTGGAAAGATTTTTATTTTAGACATTTTAATCTATAATTGGAACAATTATGTTTCCAATTTTCATGTCAACACATCTATGTTCTCTTGTTTTAGGTTTAACTTTTCTTTTTGAATTATAAAGAGCATTATGTAAAGCTATTAACCATTTCTCACCTTCATCTCCAATATCTTGAGAATACTTCATCAAACTTTCCCTTAATATAGCTTTCTTATCTAAATTATCTTTTAACTTTTCAATTATTTCTTCTATAAGTTTAAGATTTTTTAATACTTTTGTTTTAGATATTTCTCTAAATATTGTTTCACCTCTTAACATTTCTGGTTTGTAATACTTTCCATTTATTAATAAATAACCAAATTCTGATTTAATATTTGATTGTTTTTTAAAAGTCATTCTCCCTCGAATTATTTAATATAAATGTTTTAATATATTGTTCTTTAACCTGTTCTGATGTTACATTAGATAATTGCTGGCAAGCCACTACCATTTCTAAAGCAGTTACAGTATTCTTTGCTCCTTGCTTAATTGCTTCGTGATAAAGAATATTATTAAAAAGTGCAATAATACTAAACATAATAATTATTAAAATTGCTAATATCATTATTCGTTTAACTCGTTTCTTATAAATATTCATTCTCCACCTCTTTCTATCTCTCTCAAGTTTTTAATTGAAAGAACCGGGAAATGTGCTATCTCATTACACTTTGAACAAACCTTAACAACTCTCACTTTGCCCTCAACTACTAAAATTTCCTGTGGCTTATCCTGTGGCTTAGTATCTATCCACTTATGCTGACATTTTTTATCTTTTTGAAACCACACCATTTTGCACCTCCTTCTTAATCGATTGAAGATAATGTCTTTCATAGCATTTAAGGAGTTTATCTAAAACATCAATAATTGTTTCATCTTTCATTTTCATAGCGCTAAGTTTAGCATATTGTTCATCTGATATAGATATTCTTATATCCCCTAAACTTTTATTCATCTTCACCTCTCTTATCTTTAAACTTTTTGCTCGCAGTATAATCCTCATTAGAAAGATAGTCCTCAAGCCCAGTTATCCTATTAGATAGCTGTAATAATCGATTGTAAGCCCAAGATAACAAGATAATAATGATTCCGATAAGGGAGTATACCAAAGCTCTATCATAATCGATGTAAAATATAAAATACCGAACAAAACTACCTAATCCAAATACTAATCCTGCAAATATTCCTAACAAACTCCAGTTACTTATTTTTTTCATCTTATACACCAACCTAAAATAAGTATATGTTTATCCATAATCCCCTCCATCATCTTCGCTTGTATTCCAAATCATACCAACACCAAATCCTCCAACAGCTAATCCTCCAAGCCCTGCTAATAAACTCCACATTGGGTCACCAAATATGGTTGCAAGCATAACATTAGCAATTAATCCAAGTCCTAAAGCAAATGGAAAGTTAAAATTAGTTCCTGAAAGAAAACCATCAACAACTTGTCTCCGTAAAATTAATCCAAGAAGTAAAATAATACCAAATGAGAACCAAGAAAGGCTGCACCCTCCTAAAATATTCATTTCTCCCCAACCCTCACATGACATTAATGAGAACATTTTTGCCTCCGCCAGACTTCTGTTCCTAATAAAATTCTCCACTTTCCTTCACACATTTTAATAGATATCATAGTCCGTGTAGTTCCTCCAATACACTTTTATCTTTAAATTTAGTCAATAAGAATAATAAGAATTCATCATCAGACTTGCTACCCATTCTAAAATCGTCTTTCATTTCCCTAAATTCAATAAATGTATTTGGATAAATAGCGATATGATTAAACACCTTCTTTATTTGTCTCGTCTTCATTTTATTTTTCCGTTGATTTTATTTCTGAAATTGGGAGTGTTCCCAAACTTATAAATGGTGTTGCTCCTCCAGTTACTTGTGGCATAACTCCATTCCATTTAGCAATAGCTTCTTTTTGAACATCTAATGCTTTACTTTGAACTTCTATTTGAGATAGTTGAACTAACTCTGGAGTTATTGATTGTTTTTTTAATCTTAACGCCTCTGCTTCTGCTGTAGCTTTTGTTACAGTCTGCTGAGCTTCATATTTGATTTGTTCAAGTTTATTCTTAGCTGCTAAAGCATTTTGTTCTTGTGTAACTTTATTTTCAATAGCTTGTGAAAAGGATGCACTAAATGCAAAATCAACAATTGAAATATCTTCAATTATTATCCCCCTTGATGCAAGTTTATCTCTTAAAGTAGTTTTCATATTTTCTCTAACTGCTTCTCTTTTAGTAATTAATTCTACAGCATTAAATTGTGCAGTTGCTGCTTTATTACTTTCCTGTTCTAAAGGATAAATAATTTTATCAGCATAATTAACTCCAATAGTTCTATAAAGTTCAGGAACACTTTCTGGTGAAAGATGATAGTTTATCGCTATCTTAGTATTCACATCCTGCAAATCTGCCGAAGCTGCAGTTAATGATGCCTCATACTTTTGTGTTCTTGTATCCATTTTTACTACAGATTGAACAAAAGGTATTTTAAAATTAAGACCCTCTCCAGTTGCTACTACACTTGGTTTTCCAAATGTTAGAACAACTCCCCTATAACCTGCAGGGATTGTATAAACTGTAGAATATAATAATGCCCCAAAAAACAGAAGTAATATTCCATAAACAATTAATTTTATTACTTTCTTTTTTTCGTCTTTTTTATTAGTATCTGTCTCCATCTTCAATTTAAACAATTTAAACTATTTAAATCTATTTGATTATGTTGTTACTACTTTTACTTTACATCGCCCAATGTTGATTGTCGGAACCATACATAACTTGCTACTTATTAGTGACACATACATTGTTGCGTTAAGTGGACTTGAAAAAGATTAAAAAAAATAAACTAATCTTCTTCTGTGTCCTCAAAATCAACTTCGTATTTTTTCTCTGAAACATCAAGCCTATCTTTAAAGTCTTGGTCTGCTTTGTCTTTGAGCATACCTAAAAAGCTCTGTAAAGCCATTATATCGTTTAAACTGGCTTGTTTCTTATCAATATCATAACCATATTCAAAATTAACTTCTCCATTTTCATCCTGCACTAAACGAACATAAGCAATTCCAAGAAGTTTTTTAGTTGGAGTTTTCATGGTTTCATACTATGCTTTAAATTTAATCTTGCTATAAATTCTGCAATTGATAAAAGACATCTATCTGAATAAACATTCTTGTCTATAAAACAATAATGTCTCCATTGAGGATACCATTTAATTTCTCCCAGTTTACAATTAGAACATTTACTCCAGACTTCTATAACTCTTGTTTTTGGCTTAGGTTTTCCTTCTTTGAATATTAACCATTCATCTTTTTGGACTATCTTCATTTTAACTCCTGACTATTAAAAATATCTAAGACTTTCCTTGCCCAAACTCTATCACTCTCTTTCTCTTTTTCTGTTAAGTCTTTGTAAGGGGTTAGGGATTGTAATTTCCATCTTTTCTTATTTTTCTCGGTTAGATTATCTAAAAAATAAGCTGTCCATCTACAAAATTGGTAATGTTCTAAATCTGCTAATTTTTCTAAGAGTATATTCTCGGAAGTTTTATTCACGCTTTCGCCTTTATTCATCTTCCGAGTTTGAAACTTAAAGAAACTATATCTTTTTCCACAAGAACAATAAGTTGGTTTTTTAGAATGTTTAATACAAAATCCACAATTTCTACATTCCCATTGGATAATCGGTTTAAATTCGCTTTTATATGCAACCTTCTTAATCTCACTATCAATGTCTTTTATCTCTGGAGACCAACACTTCCCATTATTAAAACCACAATGATAACATATTTTATCCTTGTCTTTTTGAGTATCAATAGTTCTAAACTTTTCTCCACAATTTTTACATATCATTATTCAATCTTCCTGATTTGTTTATCCCACTCTCTATTTAATTTTTCTATATCTTTCTTATCTAAAATTAAGATAGGTTCTCTTGCTTTTTCTCTGATTGTAACCAAAATACAATCTTCTCCAAAGCAATGAATTTTAGTAAAGTCTATTGTCATTGTAGTAACTCCTTGATGATTTTGGCAACAACATTCACACTTTGTCCATTTCCTGCAAGTTTGTAACATTGAGTATCTGATAACCCATTCAAGTTTACTTCATCTTTTAAGAATCCCTGTAATCTAAAACATTCTTTTGGAGTTAATCTTCTTAACTTTCCAGCACCAACTACATTTCTATGTAGTTTCTCATAAAAAAACTCAGGAGAATTTACTCCTTTGTGCATATTTGCATCAAGACAATTTGCTATAACTTGTTGTCTATCTGACATAGGATTAGCATTTAAACTATTAACAATATCTTCTTTTATTGATAAACTTGGATTATCCCTATCTCCACATAACTGCATTACCATTGGAACATTATTTCCACCAGTTCCCATTTTCATGCTTAGAGTTGGGCTTAATTCATTTTCCCTAAACCCCTTAGTTCTTGAATCAAATCCTTTCCTGTCATAAACCATTGGAGTAACTATTCCACCAGAAGTATCTCCATGAGAGTTTAATGTTGGAGAAATTCCATCATATTCTCGCATTTTATCTTTGTAACGACTATCATAAACCAAATTATCTTTTTGAACATTAGTTAGTGAATTACTGCAACCATCCTCTCTCGGTTCTAAATTTTGAAATCTGCCTATTTCTTTATCTCGTTTAGGATTATTTGTTCTTGGATAACTTCTCATAGCAATTATCTTACTTTCCTTTTCTTGTAGATATTTTCTAAATCTTTCCTGTAGTAATTCACTAAGATAATATTTTTCATCTACTATTGGTTCTAAAATATCTTTAATAAATACTTTTAATTCTTCTCTATCTGGAAATTTAAAATCCTGCTTAATGTCCCTTCTAATTCCTACAAAGAAAATTCTCGGTCTGCTTTGAGGTATTCCATAATCTTTAGTATTTAATATTTGGGAATAAACTTTATAACCACAATTAATCCAAGAATTTATTAGTTTATCTCTAAAATCTTCAAACTTCTTACTCATCAATCCCTTAACATTTTCAAATAAGAAATATTTAGGTTGTTTAATCTTCAATGCCTTTGTTAGTTCTAAACCTAAGATAGTTCTTCCTTTGTTTAAGTCTTGTTTTTCTGCAACCGAAACATCTTGACATGGAAAACCACCAGTTATTAAATCAAAATCTGGCACGACATTCCAATCTATTTTGGAAATGTCTCCAAAATTGTGTGGTCTGATTACCTCCCCTTTTAACATATCTGGAAACTTATGACAATGGTTGTGTTCAAAACATTCAATAGCATATTTATCAATCTCTGAAAATCCAACACATTCAAACTCTATCTCCAACTGCTTTAAAGCAAAATTATCAGTTCCATAACCTGCAAATGCAGTAAAGAGTTTTATCATTTCTTTTCTCCTTTTTGTAATTCTATTGTTTTCATTCTTTCACCTCAATTCCAAGCATCTCTGATGCTATACCAAGGAACCGGCCATAGCCACAATCAAGATGGCGCCCGCCATAAGCATCACAGCTGAGCCCGAGCCTGTTGACATACCACGCCCTTAATATTAATTCTTCATTATTTAATATTAATTCTTCATTATTAATATAAATACCCATACCTTCTTTTTGTTTTAAGAAAACTAAATTTATATATTTATATAATAAATTACCTAAAAGACATTTCCAAATCGAATGATATTTTGCTTCTTCTTTTGTTAAAAAACTATTTAATTTTAAATTATTTATATTAAACTCTTCTCCTTTTAATTTCTTATATTGAATTTCGGTAATCTTAATTCCGCCCTTATCCAACAAGGTATTTGAATTTATTGATTTTAATAATTCACAGTCTTTTATTATTTTTATCTTACCTTTAAATTGAACTAAAGCATCACAAGTATCAAAATAATTATCTCTCCAATCATCTTGTTTTGAATTTAATCTCCTTTCTATTATTTGTTTCATAGTCATAGGAATACGATTATCTTTAATCAATAATTCCATCTGTTTCGTATTCTCGCCATAAAACTCTTTATACTTTTCTCTTTTTGGCTGTTCATTTAAACTAAATTCTTCTTTGTCTGTCATTTCACTTCTCCCATTATCTTATTTATCTTTCTTCGTTCTGCTTCATTAAATATTAAAGAACTTCCATAATGCGCCATAAATGTATCCATATCGTGGCCCATTCTATAACACAGCTCTCCACTATCAATTCCAAAAGTTCTCATCCAACTACCATAGGTTTTTCTTATATTATGTGGAGAAAAGTTATGCCAATCCTTTATCCCAACCTTTTTTAGCTTTCTTTTAAGGATATTTGAATAGGAAACAACTTTGGATTGATAATATTTCTTCCTATCTTCATTATTTAACTCATCATAATTCTTTGGAAGCTTTGAATTATCTAAAAAAATAAAATCCTTTGGATTAATTGTTTTCCCTCTAACAAATGATTTATACTCTTGAATAAAATTGCTTGCAACAAAGAATCCTCTTGACTTTCCTATTGCATAAAAATTCTTTTTGGCTTTCCTTTGCTTAACTATCTCAAATTTAATAGTTCCTCGTTCAATATCTATATTCTCATGCTTTAAATTAAGAGCTTCCATAATTCTCGCGCCAGTATGCAATAAAGTTATGAAAAAGAACCTGTGTTCTTTATTCTTCAAAGAATTAATAAACAATTCCCAGTCATCAGGAAAGAAATATGTTCTTCTATCATCTCTTACTGAATAACCTGAACCATTACTTCTCATTCCCATTTTTAATCCATCAGTCCTGGTTTTATTCAATTTAAGAATTTGTTTGCCACAAGAACAAACAAGTAAGTTATCTTGCTCAATAAAATTATGCCTATGCGAACTATTATCTTTTTTTATATCCATTTACTTGATTTGAAAATCACCTTTAAAGATAAACATTAAAATAAATATAAATTCTTTTATCGTCTATCAAATTTTAAGTGTTTTTCACTTTGTTTATCTATTATCCTAAAAGATTAACTATTTATAGTTTTTGTTTCTATTCTTTCTAATTCCTTTTCAAAAAAAGGTTTATACCCTCTTAATCTTTCAGATTTTTCCATAACATCTTTAAGATTCATTTTAAAAGCACCCATCATATTACCCCAACAAGCAAGAGCAATAAATTCAGGTTTATCATATATCTTCCTATCCCTCATAACATAAACTCCTTGCTTTTCATTTTGTAATAGTTTCATTCGTTTATAGACACTTTCAAAAGTATCTTTTTCTCCAACATAACAATACCAACGAGTTCCCCAATCCTTTAATCCAGCTTCCTTTAGCATTTTAATTGCTTTAATAACTATTGGAGTATATGCAATATCATCAAAGGCAAATCTTATTTCTTGTTTATGTTTCAAAGAAAAAAGTATTTTGCATATTTCAGGAGTTAATAATCTAAAATCCAATCCTTGATTAAAGTCTACTATTAAATCATTATCTTTAATCTGTTGAGCAATCTTTTTAAAATGTTCAGGCACAGCAAGAATATTATTATCAAGAATAACTATCTCTTTATGTTTTTTATCCCAAAATTCATAAATATCACAATTAATTCTTATTCTACCTTCGTGAGCTTGAACCTTACAGAAATAACAATTTCTAATACACCCTCTTGTTGTAAAACCAAGAGAGTAATCACATTTAAAAGTTTCATAATCAGGCATAAGGTGTTCTATTTCATCAGGCAACCTATTAGCATTAACTCCAATCCCCCCAATCTCAACATTCTTAAATTGTTTGGCAACTTTTAATGCAGTATCTTTATTCTTATCAAAAATACAGGATACATATACTTTATCAAAGGGAATAAGTCTTTGGGAGATTGTTTTATCTCTCATTAAATAAACCTTATCCCTTTTATTCTTATGATACCTTGCAATTTTCATTAAAGCTAAGTTTGGCAAAGTTCCATCAATTTGTATTAATCCTATTTCCATTTTCTCTTTTAAAAATAAATGGGGATTTCTCCCCAAAATAAATTAATTTTTGTTTTTCTTAACAAGTTCTTCTATTTCTTTTACCTTTTCCCTTTTAGAAACTAAATCATCATCCCATAAAAGTTTATATTTTTTCAAACGAGATTTACATAAATCATAGAAAAATTTACACGCTTCTCTACCCCCTGCTTTTCCATTTTGTTCCCAAAGCGATATTTTTGAAACAAACTCTTTTTTGAGAATTCTTGGTAATTTCTTATTACTCTTATTATCATACCATATCCTCATAAGAGCAGATAAAGGAGTTGATTTATATAAAAGATTTCCCTCGCCATATTGTCCACAAATTACTTTCATAAAATCAGTAAATTCTTTTATTTCATCTATATCTTCAGAAGTTACTTCACAAAAATCACTTACACATTTTTCCTTACCTGCGCCATATCCTCCTTCAAAATTTTTCTGTCTTTTTGAATTGATATAAGTACCAACAAGTAATTTTACATTTAAGTGGGTTTTATCTCCATAAATTGTTACAGGCAATTTTTTAAGTATTTCATCTCCATAAGGAATTGTATTCCAATATGCTTTTAAAAAATCTGTTGATGATTGAGTAACTCCTAAATTCCATAACCTATAAATCTTTCTTCTTTCTTCTTCATTAAGATTTCTATAAACAGCAACCCACAAATAAAGTTTAAATTCTTTATCAGTTCCTAATTTTAACTTTATTGCTTCTATCCTATGGTTACCATCTATCAAGAAGAATTTTTCTACATTTTTTTCATTAACTACTATTGGAGAATTAAAATGAATACCTTCATTTAATCCAGTCAATATTTCCTTAACTTTTCCATTTCGGATTTTCCTTCTTTCTTCTTCATCTATGATAAAATTTTTAATGGAGAACTTATCTATTAACATCCTTTTCATTATATAAGGAGGAGATAGTTCTGCCATTTTAAAGTTTTTAGGGAAGTTAAATTGTATTTAATTTGTTTTTCCATTTTCTTTATACCTCCTTTCATTTGTATCAAAATAATTATTGAGAATAGTTATTATAGTATCTTGTAAGGTTTCAAAATTATGATTAATTTTATACAATTTCAAGTTCTTATTTAATTCAAGAGGTATGTCTATTTGTATTTTCATAATATTCCAAGTATTAAATAGTATTTAAATATTTGGTTTTAAATGTAGGTTTTAAACCGAATAACTAAAAACACATATCAAATCAGTGATACTTTGATACTAATTGCTTCTTATACCTAAAATATGTTGGGCGACTTAACCCAGTCCTCTCACACCACGCCTGCTCGCCTACGCCCTGCACTATCAAACTCAAATACTCATCTGTCTTGATGTAACTATTGGCTAACTCTACCCAATTAACCCTATCCCACTTATAAAACTCAAAGCACATAAACAAAAGCCGAATTGATAGGTTTTTAGTCGCCTCATTAGTGTTTTCTTTAATCCAACTGACTATCTCTTGTCTTTCTGTAGTGGTTAAACCTTCATAATCGTTCTTTGCTATATCAAATATGATGCTAATTTTGGTTTGGTAGTCCATTTCCAAAGGATAAGTTAGTATTCTGCTCTCAACTGCCTTGAGATGTTCTGACTTCTCGGGTTTTTCGTTTAACAGAATAATTATTCTGCCTTTGAATAGAAAACTGCTCGGCGTGTTCTTTAAAGCATTTGTTGTGTGATACTCAACAAAACCATTAACATCATTAAGACACGCTTTCAGCATATTCAGATTAATCTTATTCTCTAAAATATTTATATCATCTAAAATAATCAAATTATTTCTATTCTCAAATAACTTTTTATAAAATTGTAATGGAGTTATATGCCCAGAAATAAAATTATAGTCCTCACCCTCTTTTAGTCCTGCCTCTTTAATTACTCTTTTTACATTCCACGACTTTCCTAAACCGCCCTCGCCATATAATAATAACCCTCTTGACTTACCATTAACAACCATTTTAATATATTCTTTAGGAACATAATAAATTTTATTTAATAAATCAGAAGTATTTGTATTGGCGATAACTTCCAACTGCTTTTCAAACTCCAACTTTGCCTGTATCTGTATTTCTTTAATACCCTGAATAGTAAAATGCTCTATATATTCATCACTAATAGCAGTATCTTTTCTCAACTTCGGCATCTGAAAGCCCAGCAGTTCATTTAATTTATATTCTATCTGTGCTTTATTCTCCTCATAACTCAAAGAAGAATCCATTTCGGCAATTAAATCAAAGGTTTTATAGTCGGCATTAGCATCAGCAAACCTCTTTTTTACATATTGCTCTAATTTATTATATCCTTTTTGTGAGATGTTCATTTTTTAAATTCATTTTTATTTCGTTTATAACTTGATTTTTACAAATGGGATGTATAAATTCACTTTGTTTAATAATCCTAAAAATTCTATTTAATAATGTTTGTCGCCTAACTTTTCTTATAGAATTAATCTTATTAAAATTATTCACACCTAATTTTTTCCTTCTATCCCAACACCTTAGGCATAATGTTTCATATTTGGTTTTCTTTTCAAATGGTTTATAACAAATCTCACACTTCATTTATCCCTCTTTCCAATTTAAATATAAAAGCACACTAATTATTAAAATTATTTCCACAACAACAAAAATAATCCAAAACAATTTATTATCTGTTTTAATAGGCGTTGGAATATTAATATTATCTGTTGTATTATTTTCTATTATAGGACACACAGCAGTTTGATTTTTATAAATTATAAATCCCCCACCACCCACATAAGTTGGAGAACAAGTTGGCGTTGGCGTTGGCGTTTCATAATAATAACCATAAGAATATCCATAGCCATAACCATAACTTTCAGTTCCAACAAGAGTTCCATTAAATCCCGATACAATTAATAAACATAATATTCCTATTGAAATTAATACCGGACCCAAAAAAGTTTGAAAATAACTCATTTTAAACTCCTATAACTTATAAATCTTTTTCTGCCCTCATCACTTTCAGTTAAATACTGAATACAAATCTCACAATAACCCTGCGTATCAATTAAATTCTTAACTATTTGTCCGTTATGCCCTGCAATCTGCAAACAATTATTCTCGTCGTCTGTTGCTCTAATTCCAGCATTATTAATTGTATAAGCACTAACTTTTAAATAACCCTCTTGAAAAAACTTACATTTTAACCACGACTTACTTCGCCGTCTTTCATAAAAAGAATTTATATCCTTAATTACAATACCCTCACCATTATTCTCTTTTGCTTTTATTAACATCTCTTTAATCTCCCCAAATTCAGCAATTTTAATTAATTTAAATTGTAATGGTTTAATTAAATCACAAAGAATTTTATATCTCTCTTTTAATGGTTTCATTATTAAGTTTTCATCACCAATTTTTAAAATATCAAAAGCCATAAAATAACACTCAACTTTTGAACTATCAATTTTATCTTGTTTTGATAATCCAGCTCTTGTCTGCAAAGTATTAAAATTTCCGTCAGAAGATATAATTTCGCCGTCAAGAACGCACTCGCAGAATAAAGATAATTCTTTTACTATCTCTTTAAATTTATTTGTAATATTATTAATACTTCTATTTATTAAAATAACTTCGCCGTCGTAATCTACATAAGCCATACATCTCACCCCATCATATTTTTGCTGTGCTTTATACTTCTCGCAATTTAATTTTAATGCTTCAACTTTGGTTATGCTTTCACATAAAGCAAATATTTTTTCAACCATTTTATTTATTATCCTCTTTCCATTTTTCAAATTCTTCTTTGTTCATTTTAAATCAAACCTTTTCTTTAACTCTTGTATATTATCCTTTTTTGTTAATATATCCCAACTCTCCATTTCCTCACAAATAGTTTCATTATCTTTCCAATCGCTTACAAATTCCCAAAATTGTTTATCAGTAAGTTTATCTCTAATAATCTCACTAAATTCTTCTTCTATTTGTTCTTCTTTTGTTTGGTATCCCATTTTGAATATGAGCGTGGAATTATCTTACTTGATGTTAATAAATCGTTCAGTTAATCCCACGACTTTATTGATTTTGCAATTAAGCAAATATGAGGGTATGGTTTTATATTGCCGACGCTATTTTCTTTCGCCTACGGCTTTCCTATTGCGTTTTTTTTGAGTTAAAACACTCTTTTTTATGATATAATTGTCTGTTTCTTTAATTTCTTGTAACCAATAATTAAACTCAATATCATAATCACACTTCTCACAAATCCAAACTTCTTGTAATGTTTCGCCGTCTGTTATTGGTATTGACGCAACGCCTTTATTACAAAACTGACATTTTTGTTTAATCATTTTGTTTATTTGCTGTTAATTTAATTATGCTATTAGTTCCACTTTTAACGCCTATTAAAGTTATTGTTGTTTCTGTATCTTGTTGTTTATTAATAATATCTAAAATGTGTTTGCAGTTTTTCCTCTCGCCTTTTTTAAATATCCACGCTGGACAACTACACGCATAACTGCCGTCATCATATTTGCTTACAACATAAATGCGACTACTACTATTGCTCTCAACATTAAATTTTTCTAATATTTGTTTCATTTTTATAAAACCATTAATTGTTCTATACTCGCTTTTTCAATCCCCTGAATAGTTAGTGTTAAATGTTTAACCTTTTCTTTTTGTTTTTGTATTTCTTTAATGCTTAATATCTGTTCGCTTATTTTTGTAGTTCCAATATTCATAAATAACTCGTCGTATAATTCATTAACATAAATATAAGCAAAATACATTTTTTTTCCACCAAAAGACAAACCGAATTTTAATGCTTTATTGCTGTCTTTTAATTCTTGTTTTAATCTATCACACTCAACATAATACATTTTAGGATTTAATAAATCCAAAACTTCGCTTTTATCAACTTCTTTATATTTGTCTGTTTCTTTTGTTCGGCTAAATTTATCTAAAACCTGTCCGTTGATTAACATAAACGCTTTTTCTAAATGTTCGCCTGTCGCCTCATTAATAAAATAACCCTTTTCTAAATGCCCTGCAACCCAATTTAATGCGTTGCCGTCTTTATCAACAGCAGAATATTCTTGTGCGTTCTCTTTTAACGGCGTGTATTTCAGCATAAAAGTTCCTATCCTCAAAGAATACATAGGCATTTTATTTTTTAACCCCCTGTTTTAATTCAATTAATTTATCCAACTTACTTATAAATTCCTCGTGCTTTAATCTTTCAACTTTATAATTTAACATTTTTAATTGATGTTTTGATTTAATTAAATCATTTTCAAAAAAACATATAATCACAAATGCAATTAACCAACAAAAACCAATTAATAATAAACCTAAACCATTATCTTTTGAAAAGTAAGATGCTAAAATAAATAGGTTTGCGATTAGCATAAAAAAAGGTGAGGTGTTCATTTTTAGTTTAATACCTCTTTAATTCCTCGCAATATGTTTTTATGGATAACATTAAATCATAAGGCAATAAATCAAGTAATAAAGAATTATTATCGTGCAAATTATTTAAAACAATTTCAACTTTTTTAATTCTATCTATTAAATCGTTGTGTTCTATTGTTAATTGTTGTATATCTTTTCTCATTTTTAATACTCGCTTGATAATAATAAAACATTATCAATATAAAATAAAGTTACTTCTCTTTTTACATTTGTATATTCGTAATCTTGAGTATAAAGTATTTTATCGTTGCCGTCTGTTACTATCATTTTTGCTGTGTCGTCTTTTAGTTTCAATTTAACAGAAATAAAACTTTCGTCCTTAATTTTAAAATTGTCTGACTTTGCTACAACTAAAAAATCTGTAACTAACCAACTATAACCATTTTTCATAATATAATAAATGCCGTCGGTTACATTAGTATTCATAACATTAAAATAATTCTCACTACCATAATATTTATTTAAATCTTTTAATTCTAAATCTGTTTGTTCTGTTGTTAGTTCTTGTATATTCTTTCTCATTTTAATACTCACCTGTCTTAAATATTAAATAATATCTATTTAAATATGTTTCGGTTATCTTCTTGCTGTTTTAAATCCTGTTCTAATTTTTTAAATTGTTCGTCAAACTCTTTTGCTGTTTTATCTTTATTTATTATTTTATCTAACTTTTTTATTTGTTTAATTAACTCTTTTTTTATTAAAGGATTTAATTCGGTTTCTGTTGCTGTTGGTTTTATTATCTCTTTTGGTTTAATTTGTTCTTTCATTTTAAAACCTCATTATTTTTTAAGATGTAGTTCGACGATTTTTGTGCGTCTTTAATCACTTTAAATAAAAAGGTTTTATCTTCTCTTAAATTTTGTAGCCAACCATTAATGTATGCCGTGCTATTGTTTAAAGTATTATTATCTATATTTGCCGACGCACATAAAAACGCTGTGCTTAGTTCAGCTATTACTTCCTCTTTTGAATATAAATCTGTTTTAAATTGTGTTGGCGTCGTGATACCCTCTCTTTTTAATCTTTTCTCGTGTCCTGTGCTGTGGCTTAATTCGTGATAAAATGTGCTGTAATATTCCTCAACGCCAATAAAATTAGTTATATTCGGTATTTTTATTTTGTCTTCTATTGGTATATAACAAGGATTTAAACCAACCTCAATAATAGGTTTATCTTTATAGTTAAAAATTATCTGTTCGCACTTCTCAATAGGTTTTAAATCTTTTTTATTCTCATCCTCTTTTATTATTATGTTGGTCTGTTCTATATTAAAAACATTATAACACTTTAATATTGGATATGTTTTTATTTCTTTTAAACCTGTATCTTTATTCTCAATTTCTCTTTTATTAATCTCATAATAAAAAATAGCTGTGCTTTTACTATCTTTTTTTAAATGTGCGTTCAGTTTTTTAATTTGTAAAAATGTTAAATAATAAGGTGATGTAAAATTTTGAATAATGTTATTTATATTTAAGATAAAAATGTTTATGCCGTTGTAATCTTTTTTAGTGATGTAATTTTTAAAACTACCATTAGCCCAACATTTAAGCCATTTTAAATTGCCGTTCTCCAAAAGTTCTATAATCCTATTTAATACTTCTTGCTGTTTTGGATGTAAGTATTGTCGTGTTGTGTTTGTTTGTGTTTTCATTTTAGTTTAAATCCTCGTCGGTTAAATATTGTATTTGTTTTAAGTGACTTCCTTTAGCCAGATTGTCACTATTTTCTCTTGATGTTTCTTTGTCTATATTAATAATTTCTGCTATTATGGTTTTATTCTCAAAATGTACTTCTATTAATCCATTTTCTTTATTATACCATAAAGTAGGTAAGTTTTTTAATTTTCTAATCTCCCTTAATAATCTTATTTGTTTTTTATATTCTGCTGTAACTTCTTTTAGTTTAAGCATTACTTTATTGTGTTCGTTTGTTTGTGTTTTCATTTTAAAATTTTTATGCGTTTAAATCCAAATTCTAATTCTTTTAAAAAGTTATTTAACTCCATTAATCTTTTGGGTGTTGTTATGCTTTGGCTTTTACTATCTGCAAGTGTTCTCAATATGCCTCTTATTTCTAAAAGTGCATTACTTATTTCTGTTGTGTTTGTTCTGTTCTGTTTATCGTCTGTTAATTGTTTCATAGATGAAACACGAAAACACCCTTTATATACTTTTCTATATTCAAGCATATAGGTTTGTTTATCTTTTATGTTAATAGATAAACTTTTCTTTATTATCTCCCTATTGATTTGTTATGATGTGTTTATCTTTAACTATGGTTTTGTTCGTGCTGTGCTGTCAGGTCTTGTGCTGTGCTGTCAGTCTTGTGCTGTGCTGTCAGTCTTGTGCTGTGCTGTGATACTGTGATTTTTTTTACTTTGCTAAATGAATTATTTAAAGCCACATCTGTTATCCTATTTTGATTTTTTCCTGCAATTTTTTATTCTTTGAACTGCCACCCTGACAGAGTATTCGTTCTGGGCTTGTGGGCTTGTAATTAATTATACTTTGCCCTGCCCCGACGCGCAGAGTATTCATTTCCAAAGGTTCTGGGCCTGCTTTGCTGAGAAAACCGCGCAAAATATACATATATTAATGTTACACCTGTCCAATAGATAAAAATAAGTTAAAATTACTACTGCTTTCTTTAAAAATATCGGTTTTCTTAGAGAAAAACCATATTTTTATAGGTTAATAGGAGGGTTCATCATAGTATTCTTTCTCAATTCTCTTTCTAGTTGCATCAACTCCATAACTTACAGTCATTTCACTAATTTTATGGTCCAACATTTTACTTATCTCTTTAGAAATATCTGAATTACTCATTTTAAACATTTTTGCAAGGATATAAAACATTGTATCTCTCTCCATGTGCCATTTGACATCGCGTTGCGACTTCTTTCTCTTCTTTAATGCTTCTTTTTTCTTGTTATCATATGCTTCTTTATCAAGCGGGAAGTAATCAGTAAACTTTCCATGAAAATTTGGTTCAACTGAAAGATATTTTGAAATAGTCATCTTCTTTCCTTTCCCTATTACATATAAAAGTTCTTTTTTCTTTTCATTGAAGAAAGAAAAATAACCACGATTATAATTTTTATCTGTATAACAGTTAATTAAAAATAAACTTCTTGGAATTGCAATAGTTTCTTGAAGTTTAAAGAAATCTGGAAGCACTATGATGATGATATGCCCAAGAGCGCCACACTCCTGAAAGAAATCTTGAGTAGCTTTGTTAATATTTTCCATCGCTCTCGCTGAATCTAATCCAGCTCGTCCTTCGTCATAAACAATCACAGAATTTTTCGGAAGTTTCATCGCTGTTTCTTTTAATTCATCTGGACTGAACACAACATTATCAATGTTGAATGGAACTTTATCTAATTTAGCAGATTTCTTATTCTCATTTAATAACCAAGCAAGATAATAAGCAATATGCATCGCTATTGTTGATTTTCCAATACGAACTTTACCACTTCCACTAACAATCACAACACAATCCCAAGATTTTATTAAAAAGTTTGGAACTTCATTTAAATTCTCTCTTAAAAATCCATCCATATAAAATTTTAAATCTGTTACAGGAAACTTTGAATTTGAATGGGGAATATTTGGAGCAACTCCATCATATTTTTCTATATCCTTCTTTGCCCAGTATATTTTTTTAGCTTCTCCAATTTGTTGAGGAGTCATACCAGCAAATATCGGATTAAATTTTTTAGAATACCCTCCATAAACTTTTTTTTCTTCTTCCATAATTAACCTCCATAAATTGCTTTGCCTGGGTCATGTTCTACTTGCCTTAAGTATAAATGTAAATCTGTCATCTTTTTTCTGAGCCATATTTCTTTCATATATATAATTGCCCAAAGTTCATTATTTAATTTATTTATTTTTTTATTTTCTTCTAGGCTTGGGTTATCTGTGGTAATTATCTTTTGCTTGATTATTTCACTTTTTTTATTTTCTATCTTTGTATTAAACAATGAAAATTCTTCAACATCTTCCCTCCCTAAAACAATATCAACAATCTTTCCATTTTTATCTTTTGCAATTTCCATAGGATTTTTAAAAATTATATTTGAATAAATTCTGTTTAAATGCAAATCCCACTTTAAAAAATCTCCATTGTCAGCATCCCTCTCAACTTTATTTAAGAGGTCATTCAATCTAAAAATTAATCCCCATCCAGTATCCTGCTTTGGCTGTTCCCATAAACTTCCCCTAGAATATCTCCCTGACATTTTTCTTCCTCCCAAAGTTTTACTCGTTTAATAAATCCACAGTTTTCACAAATGAAAGATGCTTTATAACATTCGGGCCATAAAGTTATCTTCTCGGAATAATATGGATACGCACGAAGAAAATGAAACTTATGTTTGCATTTCTTCCGTGCGTTATTAAAAACTGGCTTGCTTTTTTTAACCATAGTCACCTGATTTTCCAATCCAATTAAGATATTAAGTTATTTAAACTTTATGTTTGCGCTTTTTTATCCTGCACTTTTCACACGCTGCGTGTTCATCAAGAACTTTCTCTCTACAGATATAACACAAATGTTTCTTTTTACATTCCCAGTAATTTTTTTTCTGCCAGGCTTTTGCATAAGGAAGAACTTTAGCATTAAACCTTTCTCTATGAGCTAATCTCCATTCTCTTGCTCTTGTTATGTTTTTTTCCCTGAATTTAAAATCATCTTTCAATCTACTATATCTCTTTGATGCATTACTTTGTGTTCGACATTTTTGAGAACAATATTTTTTATTAAATCCATTTCCTCTTTTCCATTTAATTCTTTTATCCTCAAATTCTTTTTTACACCAAAGACATTTTTTAATTTCCATCTTCTCCTCCAGATAATTTTTTTGTCTGATTGAAAAGTGTATTAAATCTTTCCTGATGCTTTTGTTTTATATTTTCAAGAATGCCAATGATAAGCAAATGACTTTCTATATTATCTGTTGGAAATCCTTTTCCTCTTTCAGCAATTGCTATCTTATTATCAGCGATTCTTACATTCCATGTTATCTCTTTCATTTTGTTCCTCCATTATAATTTTATCCGTACCATACCGCACCTCACCATACCTTACCGCACCTTACCATACCCCACCTTACCATACCTCACCTCAATCATATTTCTATGACTATAAGTTATGATAATGATTATTTCTTTTTTTCAGTCCAGTTGATTACTTGGAATTTTCCGAATCTTCCACGCTTTGCAGGTCTCCAATCTCCTACACCTACATTTCTTCCAGCTATGTCAAATAGTTCTTTCATTACTGGAACTTCAATTTGGCTTTCATCAAAAGTGCATTCAAATTCAACTTTCCATTTATCAAATTGTGGTCTGTGCAAAACATTTCTTCCGTGTGTTGTTGGATTAACTGCAAGTATAGAAAAGACTTTCCATTTTTCTTTTAATACAATTTCAAATGGATTTATCTCTACACTTGAACCAGCAACTTTTGAATAGGTAGCTTTTGCACTTCCCTTACCCATCATCTTCTTTTGCTTTCCAGCTTCAACTATTGCTCCTTGAAACCAAGTTGCAGGAAGATATACTTTTCCTGTTGCATCTGAATAAAGTTTGCATTCAGCAAGCTCTATTGGTGTCATAGTTTCTCTTTTACTATCCTTTGACTTTTCTCCAATATCTAACTGACTTGGTCTATTCATAAGTAATGGACTTATTCCTTCTATTGTTATGTTATATGTTTTCATTTTGTTTAACCTCCTGTTTGTTTAATCATAACTTCCTATTTAAATACTTTTCTATCATTGTAATACTTCTGTCTGAAGTGGAAGTTACATAAACCTGAATGGTTTTGAATTCTAATTAACTTCCCACACTTACTGCACTTCTTTGCTCGTTGTATTTTAGTTGCCATTTTCTTCTTGCTTCATTTATCTTTATTCTATTCTGCCTTTGAATTATGTCAAAACATTTAAGGCAGAGCCTTTGGTATCTTGTTGCTGGATGATACCTCTCATTACAATTCGCACAGTAGCGAAAGAATGGTTTGGTTTTCCTTTTGGTTTGGATTGCTTGTTTCATGTTTTACTCCCTTTGTCACAGGCAGACAAGCCCACCAAACTTTATACTGGTTGTGGGAAGGGATAAAAAGAGATGAGTTCAGAAAGTTAAACCTCTGATTCATTGTATAATTTCCTTCTGCCTGTGACTATTTTTGTTATTTTCATTGTTTTTTTGTGCTTTTTTTTGTTTTGATTTTGTTATTTTTTATGATTGTGCGAACTTTTAGGAGTTTGAGTTATTCGGTTTGCCTTATTAACATTACTGATATTACTGATATTACTCACGTCCCCACTCAGTTTCTCATGTGTGTAATTGAGTGCCACCATAGGTAATATTGGTAATATCAGTAATATTTTGTTTAAACTTTCCATTTTGCGCCAAGCCAAACCTTAGCATAACCTCCCTTTCCATCAAACATCCAATCAAAATACTTAGTTGCACTTTCATATCCTAACTCCTTCATAGCTTTGCTTAATGATATTTCAGACATCTCCCTATGTCTATTTTCATTACTCCAAGCAGAGAATTTCTTGTAAAAATCTGCTTTAGTAATATATCCATTTATGGATTCTTCCACCATATCTTTTATGAATTTTTCAAGGAAGTTACTTCTTGATTCAAACTTTTGTTTTCTTTCTTCTATTGTTCCTTCATTTGTAAATTCCCTTTTCTCCAATAATTCTTTTAATATCTTACAACATTTCAAACATAAGTTTTCATATTCAAAATCTGGAATATCTAATAAAATATCTTTTTTCTCTGAAAAAGTATTTGGGAAATCTATTATCATCCATCTCCTATAAAATCCAATAGTTTTATCAGTTGTTGTAGGAAGGTTGTTTGTTGAGATTATTATCTTTGCTTTATTGATGTCTTCAAAAGGATTTTTGTTTTTATATTCAAATCCAATCAAATCTCCACCACTTAATTTTTTAAGCAAACTTGTCTTGCTTAATTCACCAAAATTTGTTTCTCCCATTTGACACACAAGTTTTTTATGTAATCTCGTAACTTCAAATCTTGAAGCAATAAGAACATCTAATTCAGTTGAACAACAATTATTATCTCCAATAAACTTCCTAAGTAATTCAAGAAATTTACTCTTACCATTAAGTCCTGCTCCAATAAAACAAAAGATTCTATGAATTGGATAACCATTTAATAAACAATAAGCAATAATCTCATAAAGAGTTTTAACATATTTTTTCCCAACCCATTCTTCAAATATTCTATCTATTATTGGTGTATCTTCTAATTCTCCAAGTTCCCATGGAATGGGATTTGTTACAAAATATTTATTACTTACTTTTATTTTATCTCCAGTAATTATATCAATAATATAATTCTTGAATTGAATCCATGTTTCAGGGATTGGAAGAGGTTTATTTTTTCTACTAACTTGTTTTAATGCTTCAAGTATTTCATTTCTTTCTGTTGAGTTTATAGTATCTGCTTCAGAATTATCAGATATATAATTCATAATATCTACTTCATCACATAGTTCCCAGCATTGTAAATCAAAATTCCATATCCACCATAATTTAGTTTTATCATAATAAAGTGGTTGAACTTTTAAAAATTGTTGAGCAAGATTCTTTTTATCTGTAAAAAATTTTATTGCTTTATTAAATTGTTCTGCTTTGTTTTCTTTATCTAATTCTTTATTTAAATTATCTTCTGCTTTCTTAGATTGAATCCATTGTTTATATTCTGGAGTAAGTTTCCAATCAAAAGGTATTTTGTATTTTCTTGTAAAATTAACTAATTGTCCAATTCCAAAAGGAAAAAAAGATTTTCCTTTTTCATCAATTCCTTTTAACCAATTATCTAATTCTCCTTCACCACCTCTTTGAATCTTTACATATTGTTCTTTTAATAATTCTCTATCAGGATGGTCAGAAATATATATTGCCATATTCCTACTTATTACTTTATGTCTTTCACCTTTTGGTATTTGATGAGTTAAACAATAATCCATAAAGGAGCAAATTGTAGGAGTATTAATTGCTAAAGGATTTGGACTATAAGTTTGTAATTCAATCTTTAATATATCTTCACTTAATTTAATATCTTCTTCTCCTGATGGATTATTCATAATTGTTCCTAATACAAAATTATCTTTTTCAGATACATTTAGAGTTCCTGCTACTCTTGCAATTCTTGATGGATTATAAACTGTTGAATCAATTTCAATAAGTTCCTTTTCATGTTTCTTTTTTATTCTCATACCAAACTCTTTAACTTTCTTGGAATTTTCTTCTGTATTTTCTATTGGATAAATATGATGTATCACCCAATAACCATGTCCAGAATTTATTACTAAAGGTTCTTCATATCCTAATTCTTTACAAATATCCAATATTTCTATTGCAACTTGTCCTGCAATAAATAATCCTTTCTCTCCTGTTCCATGTGCATCAATATCGTGTCCAATGTTTGTAATATATTTTATATCATTATCTTCTGTTCCATTTTCCTTTCTTTCATTTAATCCAACATAAATATTATATTCTCCATTTAACTTTTCTATTTCTTTTATTAAATCATTTTCATTAGAAACAAAAACTGAAACAGGAAATTTCTTTCCTTCAAACCATCTTGGTTTGATTGCTCTTATTTCAGTTTGCTTACTATGGTTTAAAAATTTCCAGTATTTTATCACTTCCTCTTTTTCTATCTCCATCATAACCTCCAAAATCTTTGTCCCCAATGTCCCTTTTTTTCTTTAAACCAATCACAATAAACCATTGTAAAAAAATAAGGATTATCTTTTTGTTTTGGTTCAGAAATAATTATTCCAACTGATGGTGCTTTCTCAAAACTTAATTCTTTTTTTAATCTCCTCCAATTTGCCCATAATAATCTTAAATAAACTCCAGTCGTATAATATTCATATCTTGGAAAATAACCTTGTTCAACCATAAATCTTTTATATTTTGCATTATCATCATCTTCTTCTGCATCATTTAAATTATCAAAGAAGTCTCTTTCTTTTCTTAATAAATGTCCCTCAATAGATTTATCAGTAGCAATAGCAAAATGAGATATTATTATTTCTTCTTTTTCTATAAAATACTTTGTTTTTTTTAAAAAATAGTTTTCATAGTAATCTAATATTTTGCAAGCATCATAAACATCTTTTGATTTTTTTGAATTTTTAATTTCTATAGCAATATATTCAATTCCATATCCTCTATCAATAGCAACAATAAAATCAGGTTTTTTATTCACTCCAGAAGTTGTAAATGTTTTCCATCCCAATTCATTTTTTCTATTAAAGTAAACTTCTTTGATATATTCTCCTTTAGTTTTAAGCCAATCCCAAATGATTAATTCACTTTGTTCTTCAGGTTTCATCTCCCAACCTCCCACTCCACATCTCCAATAATCTTATGCAGACAATCAATACAAACAAACTTTTTCAAATCTTTAGGATTAGGATAACAATGTGAATGCCACTTCTTACAAATAGAACAAAGGCAGGAGTAAATCATTTTTTATCTCCAATATTTAATGTTAATTGTGGTTTTTTAAAAGCCATTTCGAAAATGTGAAGTCCTAATTCTGGGTCTACACAATTTCTTAATAATTTCCTTTTATCACCATAGTCCTTTCCATTTATATCAAATCCATAACTCTTTCCCCCAGTTTTTCCATATCTTATATCTAACTTAGGCATATCTATTTTACTGATATTAAAGTTACTCCAAAAATAATGTCTTCCGCTTTCTTGAGGTTTTATTAATGGAACATAATAAGAATTAACATTCTCTACAACCCATTTACACTTAGCGAAATGAGTTAGTAATAATATCTCTTGATATAGATTCATATCTGGATAAAGTATCTTCTGTTTTCCAGTTTTCATCCATATTTTCTTAAATGAACTATGAGTTGGACAGGGTGGAGAACTCCAAATAAAATCAAATTCTTTATAATGTTCTAATAAATACTGGTGTGCATCTGCAACTATAACTTTATCGTTTGGAAAGAAGTCCTGATAAATCCTGGCAATTTCTGGGACATTTTCAATAGCAGAAACTTCTATATCTCCAGTCCATAACTTTCTATTGCCCCCGATTCCAGCATAAAGATTAAGAATTTTCAAAGTCATTTCTCCACCCCCAACTTATATTCATCTAAATCAAAAACATTAATCCAATAAATATCTTCAGTAACATTCTTTCTTTGTTCAGGAGAAAAATTAGTAATGTTGATTGTATCTTCTTCTATCTTATTAATATCTGCAAAATGCAAATCACCATTAATTTCTTTAATATAAATAGCTTTATTTTTACTTAGAAGTATCCTTGCCAGTTCCTTCCACCTTTCTATTTTTTCTTTAATATCCATATCCTTTCCTCTTTGCTAACTTATCAAATCCTTGAACTTTATAAAGATTTGTAACCATTTTTAAAACCTAACAATTTAAATAAGTTAAGTCATAAAATAATCGATGGGAGGTAAGGAAATTAATTAATCCGACATAAATGATAAACAGACTTATCGGTGGATTCGTAGCAATTCTTATTGGTGTATCTTTAATAGGCCCAATAGCAGAACAAGTTAATACAGCAGCAGCAACTGGTGGAAGTTTATATAACACTTCAACATGGAGCGCAACTGTATTAAAGATGGTTCCTGGATTCTTTGCATTAGGAATTTTAGGAATAGGTATTGCAGTATGCTATGGAGCACTTAGAGACGCAGGAGTTGTTTAAGGATTAACCATTTAAGATGATAAATCGATTAATCGGTGGATTCGTAGCAATTCTTATTGGTGTATCTTTAATAGGACCAATAGCTGAGCAGGTTCAGAATGTAGCACTTTCAACAAATAGTACAGGTGCAACTTGTACTGAAGCTGGAGCAGCAGCAGCACAAACTAAGTGTCAACTATATCTTAGCTCCTCATGGGGCGCAACTGTATTAAAGATGGTTCCTGGATTCTTTGCATTAGGAATTTTAGGAATAGGTATTGCAGTATGCTATGGAGCACTTAGAGACGCAGGAGTTGTTTAAACTTTCCTATAAAAAAATAGATGGTATTTTATAATTTAAGGGAAAAGGGAATTTCCCTATTTTCATTTTTCATATTCGTAATTCTTTTTCTTCCTTTAATTTCTTCAGCGCAGGATATTAAAATTGGTATTGATTCCAATCCTCAACCAATCATAAATGATAATTCAAGCACAGGTCTTAACATTGGAATAGACACAGGCAAAAACATTCTTTATCATTATGGAGGAAATGCTTCTGGAGGTTCAACAACAAATAACTATTACAATATTACAAACACAACTAACTACAATGTAAATTATACAAACATTGCTCTTACAAACCAATCAGCAACATGGACTGCTGGAACAAATGTTTCTACTTCTGACAATGGTTGGTTCTTTGGATTATTTAATTGGATAATAAGTTCTTTAACCCCTTCAAGTGTTGCAACTTTTAACGGAACAACTTTATGGATTAATGATACTTACTTTTACAATCAAACTCAAAGCGCATATTTCTACAACATGACACAATCTGCATACTTCTACAATCAATCTATTACTTATTATTCTGATGGAAAATGGATTACTAAAAATTCAACTAATGGATTTAATTTTAATGAAAGTCAACTTTCAACAACATATTATAATGCAACCCAAAGTCAAGCAATTGCAGGGACTATAGATGGAGGAAATTTAGGAAATACTCAACATCAAGATGGAAAATATGATGGTAATACATTTAACTTTTCAGAAGCTTCAGGAAGTCCTGGATTAGATTTAAGAATTAATTTTACTGGAATAGATAGTTTTAATCAGGGAGTAATGAGATATAAAACATCTTCTCTTTCTGGCGCTTTTCCAATTATACAAGTATGGAATTATGTTACAAGTGCTTGGGAAGATTATCCTTATGTTTCTACAAGTTCAGCTTTTGCAACAATTACTCAACCAGTATTTGATTCATCTGACCATGTTGATGTTAATGGAATTGTTCAAATGAGATTATATAAAGCAAGTAATGGAAACACAAATAATAAATATTATATAGACTGGATTGCTATATCAAAAGGTTTTGGAACTCCAAGTGGAGAAGAAGTAGACCCTTATAGTTATCACACAGATATGAATATAAATGCAACAGGATATAATATTTCAGCAGACTACTTCATTGGAAATGAAATTTTAATTGGAGGAATATATGGAAAACAATATCTTTATAATATGTCAAATACTGCATACTTTTATAATCAATCTCTTTATGCAGATAATTTCTTAAGAAATGGAACATATCCTTGGTTTAGTTATTTGAATGTTTCAGGAGAAATAGTCACAGGTTTAATTAATATAAGCGGTGCAGGGGGGAAGGTTGGTATTGGGACGGTGAGTCCAGCTGCTTCACTTGATATTTCTGGAGTTCCCACTCAACTTGCCATGAGAAACCCCGCAGGAAATGTCGCTCTGCGTATGTATTCTAAAGCAGGTTCAACAGACCAACTTGTATTTCTTGACGATGCAACAGAAAAGTGGGCAGTCAGAAAAGACGGAAGCAATAATTTTGGAATTTATAATATTGCCCTTGGTGTAGATAGTTTCCTTATACTTCCTTCAGGCAATGTCGGTATTGGGACGGCGAGTCCTAGCACGAATTTACATATTAAAGGAACAACAGATGTAGTAACAATACAAGCTACCAATGCAGTTGGGAATAAGTTTCTCAGTTTTGATTTTGCAGATGGTGGTGCATCTGACTACGGTAATATTCAAGTGCAACCATACACACTTGTTATACAAGCCGGCAATTTCAGCGGTGGAAAGATTCAGCTTACTCCATATAATGGTGGTGTATATAGTAGTAGTTTAGGATTGATATTAGATACTGCTGGCAATGTCGGTATTGGGACGACTGCTCCTGCCTACCTTTTAGAAACAGCAGTAAGTGCAATCGGCGCAAACTTTTCAGGAACATTATATGTTAATGGAACAAGTGGAAAAGTAGGGATTGGAACTTCGTCACCATCTTCAGTATTAACTGTTGATGGAAAGATTGGTGTAACAAATAATAATGGAGTTTATTTTTTAACAACAGGAAATCTTGATGATGGAACTTCAATGAAAAGAACAACTGCAAATGCTACATTATTTGTATATAGTAAAAATAGTTTAATATTCCAAGCAAATGGTGATACTGATGTAAGATTTTGGAATAGCACAGGACTTTCTTATGTAACTTATGAAGCAGATAATAGAAGAGTAGGAATTAGAACAACATCACCTGCTCAACCATTACATGTAAATGGAAGTGCATTAATTGTTAATCAAATAGGAATAAATGGTCAAGATGTAAATGCAAATTATGGAATTGTAAGTAGTGGAATATCAGGAGCAATATTAGGATATAATGATGATAATGCTCAATATGGAATATTAGGTTATCAAGCAGGAGCATTAAATTATGCAGTATATGGAACAGATATATCAAACGAAGGTTATGCAGGATATTTCTATGGACAGGTTTATGTTTCCTTAAATGTATCTGCTCAAGGATTTATTGATAGAACTTCTGTATTTAATACAGATAAAAATGCTTTTGATTATGTAAAAGATGCAAGTTATTATTTAGACAATGGAGTTATTAATCATTCAAGATTCTATGGTTATACAACATTTAATAATCCACAAATAGATTATTCAAGACCTGAAACAAAGATAGAACAGAACTGCACAACAACAATAATAGATGTAGATGGAGATACAAAAGAAACTTGTAAGCCAGTAACAATAACTTACTATCCTCATTCAAAAGATGTAACAGAAGAAGGTGTTGATTTAGGTAGAGAGATAAGTGTTCACAGACAAGCAATATATGAAATCAAAACAGAGAATGATAAATTAACTAACTGCATTGCAACAAGCAAAACATTTGATGAGATGAAGTTATGTGCAGGAGGAAGTGGATGAATCAAGAACAGCAGAAACAAATAGTTCAACAAACTGCAAATGATAAAAAGATAAATGACTGCATAACAAATTCAAAAGACTTTGAAGAATTAAAAGTTTGCACAAGTGCCGGAGTAATACCATGAGATGCAAACAATGTAAACATAATTACAAAGCATTGACAGTAGAAGAATTGTGCTGTTTTTGTCACTGGGATAAATTTGGGAATTGGAGTAAAGATTTTTCAAGCGGGGAGAAGAAAAATTGACAAAATACTGTAATCGTTGCGGAAAGAAGAAACCAGATAATGGAAGTTATTATTGTGAAGAATGCAAAAAGGAGATTCGAGAAAAGATTAAAAAATGAATAAAGAAAACTTAATAGTAATTATTTTAGCATTATTTTTTATTAGTTTATCTTTTATAAGATTTGTTCCTGCGATTGAAAACATCTGTGATAAAACAATTTTAATCAATAATTATACAATGAGGTATTGTCCATGATACATAAACATTTTAATAACTTTAAATCTTCTAATAGTATGAAAAACATTCTAATTGGAATAGCATTATGTTTAGGAATAATTTTAGCCTGTATTGTTTCGAATGTAAGTGCAGTAAGTTTAGGAACATTCAAAGCAGGACAGCCAATTGAATTAGTTCAGCTTTGTGATAATGGTGCAGCACTTTGTTCAGGTTGTAATATTTCTTATGTTAATTATCCTAACTCAACAATCTTTTTATCGAATGTTAATATGACAAAAAGAACTTCTGACTTTAGTTACATTATGAATCCGTCTTATGTTCTTGGAACTTATAATGTGGGCGGAAATTGTTTTGATACAACAATGGTTAAAACCTGGACTTATGATTTTACAATCACTCCAAGTGAAGGCGCAGAAAGTAATACAATGACATTTATTGTTTTGGCAGTGATTGGTCTTGTTCTTTTAATTCTTTCATTTATGTTTTCTAATTTAATATTTGCATTTCTTTCAGGACTTGCATTTTCAGGAGCAGGAGTTTATACAATGATTTATGGATTTGGAAATATAACTAATCTTTATACACAGATTGCTGCGTCGATTATTATTGGATTTGGAGTTATAATCACAGTCGTTTCAGCTTTAGAATTCCTTGATGAAATGTCTGGAGGACAATTTGAAGGAGGATATTCAACTAGCGACGAGGAAGAAGAAGATTGAATGAAAGGAGGAAAAGGCAAATGGATGAAGACGAAGAAGAAAATATGAATGAAGTTTCAGAAGATGTAGCTCAGCAAGGTTATGGAGAAGATGCTGAAGATATGCAGGAGCATATGGTAGAAGTTCAGCAAGACCAACAGTTCGGTTCTTATCCCGGGATGGCATCAAGAGAAGGTATCTTTACTTTCTTTAGACATATCCTAGGAATTAAAGATAGCAGTAAGGTTGCAAATCTTAGAACAAAAGAATTAGGTATGCTGGATTTGTCTGTTAGAAATTGTGAGTATCTTGCAAAGTTAGGAAAACTATTACATAATGATTCTTATGATACTTTCTTTATGACAAAGGCAGAAATAACTTTAGCAACTTCAATGTCAAGAGGAGGATGGTTACCAGAATTAGTTGTATCACAGAAAAGATATAGCCAGAGAATGGTTCAACCAACAACACCTGTTCAGCAAAAGAAAACATTCTTCGGAAAACCAGCATCACAGCCAGCACAAGCACAATGAAAATGACAAAAGAAGAGTATGATGAAGTTAGGAGGGAATATGAGTATGATGAAGATAAAGGCGAAAAGAAAAAACCATTTAAACTTCCTTGGAAAAAAAGGAGAGTAATGGCTAAAAGCAAAAAGCCTGACCAGATACTTGTATTCCTGCTTAATCTTAAAAAACAAATTGAAGGGCCAATATTAACAAAGATATATGGAGGTAATTTTTTAGTTATTAGAAATCATGTATATCGTTACAACCCTGATAGAGTTTTATCTTTTGGAAAGTTTAAATCAGTGATAGCAAGAGAATATGATAGGGAACTTGTTGGAGTAGATGATTACCAAGAATTAATGTATAAAGATTTTATTTCAAAACACCCCGGAGATAGAATTAACATTCAGGACCCAGTTTTAATCAAGGCATTAATTCAAGCAAGACTTGGAGAGAAACAACCTATGAAAGCAAGCATGAAATGGATAATCATTGCTTTGGTTATCTTAGGAGTAATAATTGGTTTCTTTTACATTGCGAATAAAAATAAAGCACCGGTAACACCCGCGCCAACAACTCCATAATGGAACTTCTGGTCGTCAAAAAGGATAAAGATAGATTAAAATTCAAAGCAGTTAAAGCTGTCAATCGTAATTGGAATCCACCACGATATATGAAAGTAATTAAGAACAAAGATTTTAATCAGATAGCTTTTTTATTTTATGACTTACATCAAATGGGTTATCCAATAGATAAAGCATATGGAAAATTCAAATCACTTTTTGACGAACCAGAACTTTTTTTCTTGAAAACGTAATTAACATTTTGGATGTAATAACCTATGGCAAGGTTTGCATACATAATATATTTGTTTATTTTTTATTGCATTAATTATATCTTGTTTTTTAGTTGGATAAATTTTATGGTGTAATTGAAGGTCTTTATTAATTAAACAATTTTTACATTGATATATTGGTGGAGTTATTTTTTTATAACCTCTACCCTTTATCATATCTTTTGTTCGAACTCTTGATATGAATTGTTGTTTATGTGCTTCATAATATTTTTTCATTAAATTTTTCATTCTTAATTTATTTTTTGGTTTGTCATACCATTTTTTAAAATATTTCTTCCTATAAATTATTCCATTTTTACTTTTGCACCATTTTCTTCCATTTATTTTCCAGGCTTCTTTATGACATAAATAATAATTATGGTGATGTAATCTTATTTTTGATTTATTCTGTTGATAATATTCTTTACTATATCGTCCCATTAGAAAATATATATTATAGGTTTATAAATGTTATGTTACATAACTATTTAAATAATTACTAGTATTTCCTATTGTTAATGGCAAATGCAACGACAATAAAAGTAAAAAGAGTATTTGTGAATAAATGTAATGGACAATTAACAATTATACTTCCTAAACGAAAAATGAAACATTTTCCTAAGAGGGTGGAAATTTCTTATTGGTAATAAAATGGTTAATCCAATTTCACAGCAAACGCAACAGCAAATACAATCCCTTAGTCCTGACGCATATTCAAGATTATCAGATGCACTAAATAGATTTGCAGGCGGAAGAGGATTAGCTTATCTTCATGGGCCCGAAGAATTTGCATTGGCACAACAAGTAATTAGAGAGACTGGAATGGATAGAAGTGTTGATAGAGGAATGGCAATGGAGCAATGGAAAACTCAGATGAAAACTCCTGGCGATTATGTAAAAGACGGAGTTTATTATGGAACTCCTACAACTCAAACTCCAAGTTGGTATACTGATTTTAAAGCTGGAATTCAACCACCAAGTAATCAAGATGTTGCAATGGGGAAAACTAATTCGCAAGTCCAACAACCATACTTGCAACAAGAACAAATTGGAGTATACCAAGGTATACCAGAAACAAAGATTTATTATTATGAACCCTCAACAAATTTAAAAAGAGAAGCAACACAAAGTGAATTTGATTGGTTTCAACAACAAACAAGTGTATTAAGAGCTTCAACTCAACCAGTTCCATTTTGGCAAGTTCCATTAAGTAAAGTAAGTGGAGAAGTTCAACAAATTGGGAGGAATATTAAACAAGATTTTTTAGGTGGAGTTGAACGAATTAGGCCATTAGTTGAACCAATTGTTGAAAAAATTCCACCAGAAATTAGAGAATTTGGAAAAGTAACTGAACCAGCTGGTGTGGTAAATTGGAATTCATTTTCAAAAACTCAGCAGAATGATATTTTAAATGCAATGTCACCAAGCCAACGAGAAGCATTTATAACTCAACTCCAAAATCAACAGATTGTTGCTTTTCCAAAACAGGTAACTGATATTCTTGCAAAAGGAATAATAACTGCTGGAAAATATGTAGGTGAGAAAACAATTCCAATATTAAAAGCTGGAGAGTGGAGAGGTTTTGATATAAGTCCAATTGGAAGACTTGAAACAGGAATAAGAAAAACATTGCTTGAACCATCACCAATAATTTCTGAATCAACAGCAAAAGAATTAATAAGCACAGGATTATTATTTGAAGCATTCTCTCCTTTATTTTCATCTATGGTTGCTAAGAAAGGAAAGACACAAGTTCAAATTCAAACAGCAGGACAGAAGTTTAAATCTCCCGAATTAAGTAAAGAAGAATATGAAAAATTTTTAACTGATGTAGGACGAAGATTACAAACTTATAATAAACAATCAAGAATGGATTTTATAAGAACACAGGTTAATAGATTTAAAGATAATGAAAAAACACTTAATGAATTTAAAAAATATTTAGATGCTGTGTTTGGAAAGCAGGAAGCTGATGCTTTATTTAAAGAAGTAGTTGTTCAAGAATACGGAGAATTACTTGGAACATCAATCCCAACTGCACCTAGAATTGTGACTGGAGTTACAGGAACAGAAAGTGCTTATGCTGGAGCCGGGACTTATGAAACTACTGGATTCTTTGCTCCTCAAGTAAAAGGAAAATTAGCAACTTTACAATTACAGCAATCAAAGTTTCAGGAAAAATACTTAGTAAAACCACAAGAACAATATTTAACAAAGTCTAATATTTTAACTGGTCAAAAAGAAGCTACAATTTCTATGTTAGGTTTGGGATTGAAAACAAGTTTAATAACAAAACAAGAACAACAATCACAACAGAAATATGAACAGCCACAAAAATATGTGGAATCTTTTAAATTTATACAATCTCAACCTCAAAGATATGCACAAAAACAAGTTCAAAGACAAATATTAATGCCAAAAGTAATTCAAAATTTTTATCGTCCTATAAAACAAATTACTAAACCAGGAGAAGATATATTTTTTAAACCATCAAGAAAACCCACCTCCATAAAGTTAGTAGGTAAACCGATTAAGTCTACTGAGTTATCATATTTAGTTTATACAAGAAAAGCTAAGAAGCCTATGTTAGTTTCCACAAAACCATTATCAAGAGGAGAAGCTTTAGCTTTGGGCGTGCGCGCAACTAAGACAACCGCAAGGGCTTCATTTCAATTAATTCCAACAAAAGCAAAAGCAACTTCATTAGGATTAGCACCTATTACTGAAAAACAAGTTTATGGTTTTGGATTTAGACCACCAATTAAAAAGGGCAAGACAGGGGCAAGAGACACATTTATTCAATTAAGAAGCACAAGATTAGGAACAAGAGCAGAAGTTCGCGCTGTGCAATCGTATAAGCGAAGGAGTGGCATATGGTAAATACTCACAATCATACTCGTAGGATATTTTCGTCTTCATCCGCGAGCCTACCTTCCTCATACGAGGAAGGAGGATATAATCATAAAACAAAAAGGAGGAGCAACATGAACAAGAAAACTAATTTGATAGCACCAATGAAAAAGAAAAGTAAGAAAGGAAACTTGATGACACTACCAATGAATTTGTTAATGTTATTTATAACAGTAACATTCTTAGTGGCACTTATTCCTGGCTTAGTTGAGATAATCAATACTGCACAGCAGTCTGATAGTCTTAATTGTGCTGGATATAAGTATAATGGAGATGCAACTCATGCATTAAGTTATAATAGCACAATTGGAACTCAGTCAAGTATTGGTTGTTTAGCAATCAAATTATACATTCCATACATTGTTCTTGGAGTATTAATATCAGGAGTAGCATTAATATTCTATGGACGAACAATGGGAGACCAACAGCAACAGGCATATTAAATTGTTCTAATGAAAATGGAGTACGAACAGATGAACAAAAAATATAGTTTAACAACTAAATGTATGCTATCATTAATGATAATGATTTGTTTAGTTGCTACAATAAACGCATTTGAGTTTGATAATACATTAAGTTATGATACAAATACAAAGACAGCAACAATAACAAATGCTTTTGGACTTGGAGAGAAGATAGCCGACGTGAAACTTACTTCTGCATTAAAAGAATATGTTTTGCGCGGTAAGGATGTTAAGGTTGCAGAGTTTGAATTAAGTAATTATAAAAAAGATTATGATAATGCGTTAGCTAAGATTGATACTTATGATTTAAGAAAGGCTAATGTTAAGATAGATAGAACATTTAATTATAAATATTATTCAAAGATAGGAACTATTAATAAACCAATTTATATCCAAGATTGTAAAGAATCATTTGATGCAAAGAACCAATCAAGTTATGAAGATTGCACAAGAAAACAAACTGGAACTTCTATTGAAGATGTTTATAGTTGGATTGCATTTAAAGAATTAAGTGAATTGCCTGAAGGAAATGTTAGAGTTGGTATATTTACAGAAGTTAAAGAAGGAGATTATGTGGAATGGATTCCAACATTCTTTGGAGTTCAAATTAATGAATGGGCTTCTTGGACAGATAGTTTTAATGATGGACTTGTTGGATATTGGAATCTGGACGCAACAACTGGAACTAATTATCAAGAAAACTTTAAAGGAATATTAAATGGAACTGTTATTCCTCTTGGCGCAATAGATTATGTTGTTGGAGCAACAGGAAAGAATAATTATGGATTTAGAGAAAAAGGGGGTTCATTTATTAATGTTACATATAATAATTTATTAAATTCAATTACAACTAATATGAGTATAAGTGTATGGTTAAATATTACAGACGTTAATGCAGGAGATTATGCCTTACATAGAGGAGGAAATACTTGGGGAATTAGGTGTGGGAATTATGTGCCTGATACTTGTGAGTTTGATTTATTTGATGGTGGAGGATTAAAACATATTGAACCAACAACAACAATACTTCATGGTGGTTGGCAACATTATGTTATGGTTGCAAATGGAAGCCATATTGCAGTTTGGATAAATGGAGCATTAAAAGGAGCATTAGCTTATGATGGAACTATTGCAGTATCAACAACTAAAACATTACAATTCTTAGCAGATAGTAATGTAGGAGTTATGGATAATGCAACAATAGATGAAATTGCAATTTATAATCGAACATTATCTCCAACTGAAATATCAAATCTTTATAATTCAGGAAATGGTATTTTTCCTTCATATTCAAGTCCTGTTGTTACATTAAATATTCCTATCGATGGTTTTATTACTACAAATACTTCAGTTACTTTTAATTGTTCAGTAACTTCTTCAAAACCAATGTTAAATGTTTCATTATATATTAATGATATTTTAAATTGGACTGTTGAAAATACAACAGCTGGAGAATTAGGATTAGGTTTACAAAAGTTAATTGTCTTTAGTGAGGGTTATAGAAATTGGAGTTGTAAAGGATACAATAATTTAAATGAATTTAAACTTTCAGATACAAGATGGTTTAATGTAAGTACAAATTACAATTATGTTGTTAATTCATTTAGTTATGGTAACTCTTCTAATGAAACTGAAACCAAATCATTTATAATGAATATAACTTATAATCCAGATAAATATACAAGTGGAACTTCAACATTTTATTTTAATCAGACTGCTTATACTCCAACAATAACTACTTCAGGAACAAGTGATTTATTAATTAGTAAAGATATAGATATTCCATTAGTTTCAGTAGGAATAAATAAAACATTATATTGGGAATTTGCTTTAACAAATGCAACTGGAACACATTATTTTAATTCAAGTCCTTATAATCAAACAGTTGTTCCAATTCATTTTGGAATTTGTAATGATACAGGTCTTTCTGCATTATATCTCAACTTTACATTCAAGGATGAAGCAACAAACGATAATATGAACGCAACAATAGATAGTAGCACTTGGTGGTATTATTTAGGAACAGGAACAATTAATAGAACATTCTTATTTTCAAATTCAACTGCAAATCCAAGTTATGCTTTTTGTTCTAATACAACAGGACTTCCAATTAAAGCAGCAGTATCTGATATGCATTATTTATATACTTTATATCCAACAAGAACATTAACAGAATTATTTTCATTGACAAGCACTGTTACAAATAAAGTTCTTTATTTGCTTTCAACTTCAACAGGAATATATTCTACATATCAAGTTGTAACTCCAGGCAATCAAGTTATTCAAGGAGCACATTTAATTGTAACAAGAATAATAAGTGGAAGCACAGTTGTTGTTGCTGATGGATATACTGATAGCGCAGGAACAGTTACATTCTTTTTAAATCCAAATTACGACCATACAATAACTGTAAGTGCAAGTGGTTATGCTTCGCAGACAATAACTCTTAAACCAAGTAGTTCAACTTATACAATTACTATGGGAGGAAGTGGAGAATACTTTCAATTTAGTTCTTTACTGGAAGGAGTTACATATAATTTTTATCCAGCATCAGGAATAATTAGTTCAGGAGTTCATAATTTTACATTTGAAGTTTTCTCAAGTCTTTATGCTTTGCAGAATTGTTCAATGCAGATAAGAAATATTTCAACAACATTATATACAGTAACAGGATGTATTAATTCAAGTCGTGGATATTTAAGTCAAGTAATTAATGTAACAAAACATCCCCAATTATATGGAAACTATTCAATAAGAATTAATGATACTTGGTTGCAAATTGAAGGTGATGCTAGATGGAAGAATTTTGCAAATGAAAGTTCTTCAGGTATTGGAGCTTCATTGAAAGATGCTTTGAAAGATTTATATTCACTTCCTGAATGGGGAACAGATGCACAGAAGTCAGATTTTTCAAGAATAGTGTTCTTCTTTTTGTTCTTTGCAATAATCTTGGCAGGAATAAATTTTTATAGTAGTTATGATACTGCTTATCCGGGTTCATTATTTTGGATAATGACTCCAGTAGTTTTATTACTTACAATAATTAATGGCCCTGGTGGTCCTGGATTCTTTTATCTTGCTGGTGCAACAAACTTAGGATTTGGAGGTTCATTTACTTCTGTAGTTGATAATTGGATATTACCTGTTCATTTTGTATTATTATTAATAATATATTTCTTCACAACAAATAGGAGGTATCAAGGTTAATGGCAAGATTACAAACAATGTTAATCATATTAATTTGTATTCAGTTTTGCTTAATTTTATATTCAGACCAAACTGTTCAAGCTACAGACACTTGGGAATTAGTAACCAATTCTGCTAATTGGAATAATACTACATTTATATTATCAATAATTGGAATTGCAGGAAGTATAGGATTAGTAGGAATTGTTGCAGGAAGTATCTTTGGATTTAAAACTGATTTTATAATATTTGCAATAGCCATTCCTGGATTAATTAGTTTAGGACTTCCATTTGTAAATTTATATAATGTTCTTTCAAGTGAAATAACAAGCAGATTTTTTCCAGGATGTGGAGTGGGAATTGCAACAGGATGTAATATTACTAATTTGATTTTAGCGACAACACTTGGAGCAGTATTTGTATTTTATGTTTTTACTGTGATAGACTGGTGGAGAAATCGTGATATGTAAAATGATAACTAAAAAACAAAAACAAATGAAAGGAGCAGATAAAGAAAAGATAATGGAACTAAAAAGAAAATTCGGAAAGCATTGGAAGAAAAAAGTTTTGGTTAGAAAGAACTATCCATTTGGAAAACATTCAACTCCAATGATAACCCTTGAGAAAAGGAGGATAAAATAAAATGGCATTACCTGAAATGTTAGGTGCATTAGATTTGTATACATTCTTTGTGAATTTTGTGTTTGGTTCATTTTGGATGTCCATAATTGGATTAGTCCTCATCATTTTCATAATTTTATTGATAGGAAGAATGTCAATCTATACAACAACTTGGTATATTGGAATGTTTGTTTTAGCGATGACATTAGGTTATGGATATGTAACACTTAACATTTTAATTACTTTATTTTTATTAGTCTCACTTTATTACTCGTGGAGCTCTTGGATGAATAGGGCGGGACAATAAATTGATATTTAAAACAATTTATATAAGTTAAAAGTTTATTAATAAAAAGAAAATGGCAATGAGACAACACCGATGGAAATTTCAAGCAGATTCTTTTAATGATAATGATAATGTTTCAGGAGTTGGAGACCAGAATGAATCATTTATGGATTGCAGTCTTCCTGGATTAACTGGTTCACCTATTGATGTTAAGTTTATTAGAAAAGACGAAACTAATTTCGAAGTAGCGCGAAGAATGGGAGTGAAAATATGGTAAGTATAATGGAAAAAATAAAAAATTATGGAAAACCTTATAGGGCAAAAATGAGACCAGAGGTAGCACCGCAATCATTAGCTAATTTAAATAAAAGCAAAGCACAATTTACTAAAGAAAGAATCTATAGGGCAAATGAAAGATTGGGAAGAATGTTTCAACCTGCAGAAAGGATTGTTCAAAGAACAGGAGCTTATGCTGGAAATAGAATGACAAGAGCAATAGATTCAGCACATAGAATATCACAGCAATCAGTAGGCAGAGGAAAATTCACTACAACACAATTAAGACAATCAAAAGCTATTCGTGGATTGATTACAGCAACAACTCCAATTCCACAAAAAGCACTTTATACTTATGCGCAATCTGCTGAATCTAAAGGTAGAGGAAGACCTAAAGGTGCCTGGGCAACTAAGTATGCCCCCTACAATGGAGTTTATGGTTATAGAAAATTTATAAGAGCACAAAATGCTGCGCAAAAGTATCAAGCAGAACTTCAACAAGCACAACAAAGAATGGCTCAAGTTCAACAGGTTCCAACTCAAACAGGACAAGAAGTAGTTATGCAATATCAACAGGTTCAACCACAGCAACAATTTCAACAATTACCTCAACTTCAAAGTCAGCAACAGCAATTTCAACAACCGCAACAACCTCAACAATCACTACCGCCAATAGCAACTGTTTTCAGAAGCTCTGGCGGTCATCCCTTTAAACCTGTAAACCCTCCTCTTCAAAGGACTCCTAATTCAATGTATTATGAAGACACCGACGCATTTTCAGGAGAACGAATAATTAAACAAAGACCACAAGCAGAGGCTTGGATAAGACCTAAATATTAAATTCATATTTAAAAAATGGAGGAAAAATAACATGGGAAAAAAGAAAAAGTAAATAATAAATATTAGAGAAGTTAAATTATTAAGCAACCAGTAATGGTTGCTTATATTTTATAGGAGGATAAAATGAGAAAGAAAGACAAAGACAAAAAGAAAAAAAAGAAAGAAAGTTATGTTAAACCAAAAGAAATGGAGGACTACTAAATGCCTAAAACACAAAAGTTTAAAAAATTATTGAAAGCAACCCAAGTATACTATGGTAGAAAGAAAGGAACTTCGGTAGCCTATGGAGTTGCCAGAAAGAAAGGATGGAGAATATGAAAATAATAATCAAAGGAAACCCAAAATATGTAAAGAGGATGTTTAAACACCTTAGGTCTGAACATCCGTCGACAAAACGTCGTATGATAATCAAAGGAGGCAAACTATAAAATGACAGACACAGATGGATTAATAGGAGCAGTAGGAGGACTACTTGCAGTAGCAGTAGTTGCTAACGTTGCTGGAAAACTATTAGGAAAAAGCAAAGGGAAATCTCTTTTTGACTTAGATAATCATAAAATAAAGGGAGGTAAAAGCGAATGGTGGTAAAAAACAAATGGTTAGAACATTTAGCTAAAACAAGAAAAGCAAATCCAAAAATAAAAGATGTTGGAAAACTTGCAAAATTGGCTAAAGCCAGTTATCAGAAGTAAATCATTTTCATACGATTGAAAGGAGGTAATCATGGAAAACAAAACAGTAGGACTATTAATTAGCGCATTTGTAGCAATCTTACTTGGAGTAGTCCTCGTAAACATTGTTGCAGAACAAGCTAATTCAAAGACTAGTTTATTGGGAGCACCAAGTGAAACTATAAGCATAGCTTCATCAAGAGGACCAGCTAATGCAGAAATTAATGCTACACAAAACATTAACTATACATTGACTTATTCAAACACTGGAGATAGGTCTTGGAGACAAGATAACTCATTCTGTTATATAACAAATGCAGTTTTCAAAAACTCTTCAGGAGCTACATTAACTTCAGCAACTGACTATGTATTGAACACTAAAGCAGGAACAGTTTATTTCCTTCAGACAGCACCAGTAAATCAAAGTTATATAAGCAATTCAACAACAGCTACATATCAATATTGTCCAAATGACGTTATTGGGGAAAGCTGGGCAAGAACAATAACTGATTTGATTGCAGGATTTTTTGTATTAGGCATATTTGGAGTTGGAATATTCCTTGTAATTAGATTAACTAAAGATGAATTAGAATAAGCTCAAGAAGTTCCACAAAGGATTTCCGTGACTATCTATTGGGGGAGAATGATTAAGAGGCAATACCTCAAAATTATCTCTCCCAACTTTTTTTAATAATTCAAATGTAATTAATTCTTGAATAAAATCGTGTTGATATTTCTTTGGTAATCGTATATACCATTTTATTACAGGATGAATTTGACTAATATGAATGAAACCACCATTTGATTCTCTTCTTATTAATCCATAAATATAATTATGACTTTTAATATTTTTAATTAAATCAATAAGTTCTTCTCTAGTCATTTCACTTATAGTTTTTGTTTCATCTTTCATATCACACTTCTTCTTTCATATTGGGTGAACTACTCATAACCTAACTCCTGTTGAGGTTATGGCTTCTTGCTTCATAGACAACCCTTGCTCAATCTGAGTAGAGGAGTTATTCTCCACATTGGCTCGTTCCGAACCAATAAATTTAGTTTTTATGTTTATTGCAGAGTTTAGGTCTCTGTCTATCTCAAACCCACAACTTGAACATTTGTATGTTCTTATCCACAATGGCATCTTTTGAAGATTTCCACAGTTGCTACATTGTTTTGTTGTGTTCTTGGGGTCAATTTTTACAATCTTACAACCAGCGTTTTCAGCTTTTTGTTTCCATACCTTTGTATTAATATTTAATTGTTCTTCTGAATAAATAGAATAAAAAATATTATGTTGTAAGCAATATTCTTCTAATTTTTTAATTTTTTCATTGTTGAATTTGATTAATTTTAAAGGTTTAACTTCAATTATTTCTTTATCACCATTGATATATTCAATTTCAAAATCTGGAATGTATCTTTTAATTTTGTTATTTTTAATATATTCTAATATAATATTACATCTATCAAATTTTAATACATTTGCATTTAATTCTAAAATTTCTAAACATCTTTGTTCATAAAAGCTTTGATAATAAATAGATTTGTTATTTTTATCAGACCAAAAATGTCCTCTATATTTAGAATTACCATTAAATAATTTTCCAGATGCAATATATTCAGAAGTTTGTTTACTTTTTAAAATTGAAAGATTGTCTTTTGTTTCTTGTGTATGTGTTTTTCCTGACATACCTTTTGAAAAAGAACCAACATATTTCATAAATTTACTATCTCTATGTTTTCCCAACCAATAATTAGTTGGATTAATTAATTTTGCTTCTTTCATTTTTTCTCTCACTTCCAATCTTTTTGAAACATTATTTTCTCCTAATTGTCTTTTTGATAATCTCTTCTTAAATTCTTCAGTATGTTTAGGATGATTATGTCCATTAATATATTTGTTACCTTTTTTAACTTCTTTTCCACAACCACATAAACATAGTCTTTGGTTTTCCATCTGTAAAACTTTAGAATGAATATTATTCATTTCAGGAAAAACAACTTTCAAATCCAATAAATAGTTTTGTAATTCATTTTTTGTAAATCTTTCATCAAGTCCTGATAGCAAATGATTATAAGTTTGTCTGCAAATATCAAGAGCAAAGTCTAACTTTTCTCTTACTGGCTTATTTGGATACATTCTGAATTTATATGTGAGGGTCATTTTTCTATTTTTACTCTTGGATGTTTAACTTTCATATGTTCACAGACTCTGTCCATATCTCTATCATTAACTTTATTATTTTTGATAGGATATTCTGTATATATCTCTTCTTTGCAATATGGGCATTCTAATATCATTGTCTATTCTCCTTTTGACTTTCTACATATCTTTTAACTTGGTTGGTTAAATAATATATCAAATTGGGTTTGGTTAAATCTAAAACTTTCATTGTATCCAACACTCATGGTATTATTCAAAAGTAAATTACAAGTTGCTGTTGGGTCTTCTTGGAATTTAGTAAGCCAT